GTACAACGAAATAGAATATCGTCCCCGTTAACCAATATTGGTAAATCGGCGAACGCCATTGAGTGAAATCGTTCAATGGAGTACCAAGTCACAAGTATATTTGCTAAACAAAGAAAAGGGAAAGACACAATTGAACCCATTAGCTGACCGTTATTCTGCATTGCATGCGCGAAATACAACCCACTTTCGTCCAAGATCGGCTTATGATTAGCGATTTCTCGCTCATCTGCGCAATCTTCTTCCTTACGATCGACGAAAACTCCCTTCTTTGAATTGAATGAGGGGTATGTTAGTAGACTCTGTCCTAACAATCTTCGAGTTGATATCATTTCAGCGCGGCTTAATTCCGGATAGCCAATCCGTAAAACCTCATCCATAAGGAATTGTGATAGAGGCATATGCATATAATCGGTTGCAGATTTATAATCGCCAGAATTCCAGTAATACTCGCCTTTAACTTCCTTAAGTGAATAATCTTTAAAGGCTTCTTGTAAGACTTGTTCAGAACATTCTTCCCCAATAAGACGGAATTGTCTCGACTTTCTCAAAGTCGCATGCAGCGCGTGTTGAAAGCGTTTGCATAACAATGACGTCATGGGAGGACCAGCAGAAATCAATCTGGTCTTTAAAGGCTCTAATACTGCCTTAATTTTCTGACAAATTGCTTCTTTAAGCATCTCTTGCCCAAATCTTCTATGAAAATAATTATACGTAAAGCGTATGTAGGGCACACGAGTATATACTGTTATAAGGGGTACACGAGGATTATGTACCATGCAATGAAGGGTCCAATCGGACTCAAAGTCCAATGAAAACGGACAATCGTTATGACGGGATGTAATGTATGGCTCAGTTTCAACTGGCCAACCCCGACCAAATGTTGCACCACCAGGATCAAGATCTACAGATCGATTGACCATAACTGTAACACCGGCTGCGTACTTAGATTCTTCCGCTACCGGTAGTTCAACGTGCAATACTTCCTTGTTCTCGGGAATTAATGTCTCTATAAAACTCGTGTGATTACCACCACCAGATCGGGGTATATCAAAATTGGCATGATTTGATTGTTGATAAACATGCCGTGCTGATTTAAGTTCTGCGATAAAAGTCTTTTGCGGAACTATCTCATGTAGTTTC